TGAGTCCCACGGCGCTTATGATGATTCACAATCCTTCGACTATGGCTTTCGGTGACCACAACGACATGCAGAAAGCAATCGACCTTTTGGACGAAGTGAAACAGTCAATCATCAATGCTTACGAAATCAAGACGGGTCAATCAAGAGCGGTGCTTTCACACCTTATGGAAAACGAAACGTGGATGAACGCAAAAAAAGCCATTGAGCTTGGTTTCGCGGATGCGCTTATCGAAGATGACAAGAAAGTCGCAACCGAGGCGTTTATGTTTTCCGCAAAGGAGACTGACAACGCTATGTGGGGCCGTATCACCGCCAAGGTATCGAAGGAAAAGGCAAAGGCAGTAGTTGCACAAAATGCAACAACTGAAGAACCCGTTCCCCAGGGACGGAAAGTCGCAGAGCTTAAAATCGCTCTTCAAACAATCAAAAAATTTATTTAAAATTCGGAGGAATAAAAAATGAAAACAATCGCTGAATTAAGAGACAGCAGGGCAAAGCTGTGGAGTGCAATGGAATCGTTCCTTGACACCCACGCAAACGAAAAAGGTGTACTTTCGGCGGAAGACGACGCCACCTACAACAAGATGGAAAAAGAACTCGAAGATTTGACCACGGAAATCAAGCGTAGAGAGCGCAAGGATGCAATCGAGGCAGAACTCAACAAACCCGTGAACGCACCCTTAACGGCAAAACCTATGTCGGCTACGGCAGAGGATGACGATAACAAGGGCAGAGCATCCAAGGGTTACAAGAAGAACTTCTGGAACGTTATGCGTAAGAAGACGCCTGGCTCGGAAGTGCTGAACGCACTCTCGGAAGGCACGGATGCAGATGGCGGTTTCCTTGTGCCGGATACCTTTGAGAAAACGCTCATTGACGGATTGAACGATACGCTCGTTATCCGTAAACTCGCACACGTTTTCACCACGGCATCGGGCGCACACAAGATTCCCGTTGTATCGGCACACGGCTCGGCAACCTGGACGGACGAAGGCGCATCGATTCCCGAGACCACGCAGAAGTTCTCAGAGAAGTCCATCGGCGCGCACAAACTGACTGCGCTCATCAAGGTTTCGGAGGAACTGTTAAACGACTCCGCATTCGACCTTGAGAGTTATTTCCGTCAGGAATTCAACAGACAGATTTCCAACGCAGAGGAAGATGCGTTTGTGTCCGGCACGGGTACGGACAGACCTTTCGGTCTCTTTGACGATAGGGAAGGCGGCGAAGTTGGTGTTACCACGGCGGCGAACACAATAACGGCGGACGAACTCATCGACCTTTACCACAGCCTTCGCGCACCTTACCGCAAGAACGCAGTATGGCTGTTGAACGACAGCACCATCCAGGCAATCAGAAAACTCAAGGACGAAAACAAGCAGTACCTCTGGCAGCCTTCCTTACAGGTAGGACTTCCCGATACGCTTCTCGGCAGACCCGTGTATTCGTCCAACTCCATCCCCGGCATTGCGGCGGGCAAGAAAGTCATAGCATTCGGTGACCTTTCCTATTACTGGGTAGGAGACAGAGAAGGCATCACTTTCAAGCGTTTGAACGAACTTTACGCAGACAAAGGACAAATCGGTTTCTTGGCTACCAAGAGACTTGATGCAAGACTTGTGCTTCCCGAGGCTGTCAAGATTTTAAAGGTCAAGGCAGGTTCGTAAGCAGAAACATAGGAGGGCGGCAGTAATGGATAACAAAGCAATTTTAATGCGAGTCAAGAAAAACTTAATAATTGACTTTACAGACGATGACGGAATCATCAGTGCTTACATTGCTGCCGCAATATCCTATGCGGAAAGCTATCAGCACTTGGAACGGAACTATTACAGAAACAACGAAATGAGTGAAACTACCCTTCAAGGGGTGGTTATGCTTGCCAGCCATTTCTACGAAAGTAGGGATGGCTCTACGGCAGGCTTTTTTGCTAACTCGCCCCAAGCGGCGGCGGAAGTTTGGAACACTGTAAATCGGCTGTTGATTTTGGACAGAGATTGGAAGGTGTAGGCTTATGGCACTTGGACTGATGAACAGGAAAGCGCAACTTTGCATCGAGATGGAAAGAATCGATTCAGAGGGCTTTAATTGGAAGACTGTGGGCGTTGTCGCAGAGATGCGAGTGTTTGTCGAAGGTCGGCACGGAAGCGAACGTTGGGCGAATTTGGCGGCTTTTTCGGAGGCTACGGAGCTGTTTCGGTTCAGACGGATTCCACACCTGGAAATAACAACAAAACACTACATTATTTGCGAGGGCATTCGGTACAACATTCTATCCGTTGAAAACGTAAAGGGACGGAATATGTACACGGAAGTTCTGGCGAAAAGAGTGGAGGCTTCAAATGGCTAAATGCACATACAAGCTCCCCGAGGATTTCCTTAAAAAACTATCCTCGCTTGGAATCCATATGGACGAAGTAAGCGAGAAGGTTCTTCAAGCAGGTGGTGAGGTGGTTCTGCAAAAGACACGGAGCAATCTTGTCTCGGTGTTGAGCGGTGAAAGTTCAGGAGAGCTTGTATCTGCACTTGGCTTGTCTGGGGTTCGATTGGACAGAGATGGAAACCCAAACATCAAGGTGGGTTTTGACGAACCGAGAAGGGACGGAAGTTCCAACGCTATGGTTGCGAACATAATCGAGTACGGAAAGCACAATCAACCTGCAAAGCCGTTCTTGAAACCCGCTAAAAGCCAAAGCAAATCGGAGTGCATTGACACGATGGTTGCCACGCTTGAAAAGGAGATAAAGAAGCTATGAACATTCTTGAAGAAGTCCACGAGCTGGTGCATGGTCTTGGCATTCGTTTGGAGACGGGAGTCTTTAAAAGCGAAGCACCTGACACATATATCGTGCTTGTACCGCTTGAAGATACTTTTCCGCTTAACGCAGATAATATGCCGTTAACGGATGTTCAAGAAGTACGCATCACGCTTTTCTCAAAGGGGAACTATATCAAACTTAAAAACAGAATAATCAGGAAACTTCTGTCTCGTGACTTTTGCATAAATGGCAGAAGATACAATGGTTACGATACTGGTGCGGGCTACCACCAATACACAATCGACGTAGCCCAAAACTATGAATTGGAGGATTAAAACAAATGGCAACAATCGGTCTTGACAAACTTTTCTATGCCGATATTACTGAAGATGCGAACGGCAACGAAACCTACGGCAAACCCAAGCAACTCGCCAAGGCAATCTCGGCGGACTTGTCGGTTGAACTGAACGAGGCTACGTTGTATGCGGATGACGGGCAAGCGGAAGCGGTGAAGGAATTCAAAGGCGGTACGCTCTCGCTCGGCGTGGACGATATCGGACACGCAGTTGCGGCAGACCTTGTCGGTGCAAAACTCGATAGCAACGGCGTTCTTATTTCGGGTTCGGAAGATACCTCGAAGTATGTGGCAGTCGGTTTCAGAGCGAAGAAGGCAAACGGCAAGTACAAGTATTATTGGCTGTACAGAGTTCTGTTCGGTGTTCCCGCTACGAACCTTGCGACCAAGGGCGATTCGATTTCGTTCCAGACACCGACCATTGAAGGCTCGATTTTTCGCAGAAATAAACTTGACGGAAACAAGAATCACCCGTGGAAGGCGGAAGTTACGGAGTCGGCGGAAACTAGCGCAGTGGTAAGCAAATGGTATGACGAGGTTTATGAACCTTCATACGAAGCGGAAACCACGGCTCAAGCATCAACCGTGGGCAAGGAAGCAAGTGCAACCAAAGTAAGTACAAGCGGAGGTAGCAAGTAACCATGGACGAAAGAGCAGTAAGCATCAATATCGGCGGCAAGGACTATGAACTTATCCTTACCACAAAGGCAACCAAGGCAATCGCCGGGCGATATGGCGGCTTGGAGAACCTTGGAGAAAAACTGATGAAAAGCGAGAACTTTGAGCAAGCACTCGATGAGGTTATTTGGCTTATAGTTACGCTTGCGAATCAGTCGATACAGATTTTCAACCTTCGCAACCAAGGCAGCGAAAGACCGCTCCTTACAGCGGAGGAAGTCGAACTCTTGACTACGCCTACGGATTTGGCAACCTACAAAGATGCCATCACGCAGTGCTTGTTTAAGGGAACGAAACGCAACGTGGAAAGCGAGGCAGACTCAAAAAACGGAGTGGGCGAGTAAGTGACGATGAGTTGTTTACTCGTCTTCTTTATTACGGGTTAGCGCATTTACATTTAACGCAGGACGAAATTTGGCTGATGCCGTTCGGCTTGCTGTTGGATTTGTGGGAATGCCACAAGCAATACCACGGAATTACGAAAGCGAAGGTAGAGGTGTTCATTGATGACATCATACCCGATGGAATCTAAAAAGGAGGTGAACGCAGAATGGCATCGGAGAATTTCGGTTTAAAGATAGGACTGGAAGGCGAGAAAGAGTTCAAGTCGCAACTGACATCAATTAATCAAGCCTTCAAGGTTCTCGGTTCGGAAATGAAGCTAGTGGACAGTGAGTTCGCAAAGAATGACCAGTCCGTACAGGCTCTCACGGCGCGGAACGAAGTTCTAGAAAAGTCCATCGATACGCAGAAGCAGAAGATTGAAGTTTTGCGTTCAGCCCTTGCAAATGCGGCTTCATCCTTCGGTGAAACTGACAAGCGAACCCAGGCTTGGCAGATACAACTTAATAACGCACAAGCGGAACTGAACGGAATGGAAAAAGAGCTGAAGGAAAACCAATCGGCTCTTAAATCCACCAGTTCGGGAATGAACGATGCGGAGAAGTCGGCTGACAAGATGGGTGACGAAATTGAGGATGCAGGCAATCAAGCCGACAAATCTTCGTCCAAGATGGAAGCACTCGGCGGTGTGTGTAAAGGCGTTGCTGCCGCACTTACCGCCGCCTTCGCTGCCGTTTCCGCTGCCGCAATAGCGGCGGGTAAAGCGTTAGTGGATATGACGAGAGAGGGTGCGGCTTATGCCGATACCGTTCTCACCGAATCAACAGTTACGGGCATCTCCACGGAAAAACTGCAAGAGTATATGTATGCGGCAGAGCTTGTGGACGTGTCCGTTGAAACGCTGACCAAGTCAATGGCGAAGAACATCAAGTCGATGAAGTCGGCGGCGGATGGTTCGAAAGCGTATGCCGAAGCGTATGAGCAACTTGGTGTTTCGGTGGTGGATGCAGAAGGCAACCTTCGAGACAGTGATGAAGTTTACTGGGAGCTTATCGAAGCACTCGGTCAAATTGAAAATGAAACCGAGCGTGATGCGATTGCAATGCAAGTTCTCGGCAAGTCTGCACAAGAGCTTAACCCGTTGATAGTAGCGGGTGCAGAGCGTATGGCAGAGCTTGGCGAAGAAGCTCGAAAGGCAGGATATGTCTTGTCTGACGATACGCTCAACGCATACGGCGCATACGATGACCAACTCCAAAAACTAACCACGGGCGCAACTGCTGCGAAGAACGCTCTCGGCACAGTTCTGTTGCCGATACTGACCGAGCTTTCGGGTGCCGGGGTTGACCTTTTGGGAGACTTTACAAGGGGCATACAGGAATGCGGTGGAGATATCAGCAAGATGGCGGATGTCATAAGCGACATATTGCCGAAAGCACTCGACACCGTGATGAAGTATGTTCCGCAGATTTTGGACTTGATAGTCTCGGTGGTTGGCTCAATCGGCAAAGCAATAGTTGATAACCTTCCGATGATTGTCAGCGCAGTTTCGCAGATAATCTTCACAATTCTCAACGGTTTAATTGCTGCACTTCCGCAGATAGCGGACGGGGCCTTGCAGTTGGTGTTGGCATTGGTGGACGGAATTATCGACCAACTTCCGCTTTTAATTGATGTGGCTTTGCAAGTCATCGCAACGCTTGTGGAGGGGATAGCAAAGGCAATTCCCAAGCTAATACCCGCCATCGTAAAC